TTTTTGTTTTTGTTTTTGTTTTTGTTTTTGTTTTTGTTTTTGTTTAGAGGTTTTTCTTGCGTTTTTTGTAATGTTCCTTTTGTAAGTGGACTGTTCCTTAAACACTTTCCCAACTTCTCAAACATTCCCTCTAGTTGATTATTTGTTGCCCAATTTACTATTTGATTTTCAATAGCCTCATCTGTTGGAGCAAAGTTATTTAAGTGTAATAAACCAGCTTTTATAATTCTAAATAAAGCTACAGGATTACCACTTTCTAGATAAGAAACTGAATAAAGAACGCCCATTCCAAAGTCAAAGCCCTCAAATTTAGTTGTGTATTGACTATCTAAGTAGTCAATAGCTTGTAAAGTAAATCTTAATTGATATTCAGTCCCGTTAATGTTAATGTCGTATAAATTATTTTCCATATATATAATCTCCTTTAATTTTTAAAATATAGTCTTCTTAATCATTATAGCAAAAAAGGCGGTAATATGCATTAACCGCCTTACTAGTTTTATTCTTCGCCTTTTACCATTTCAGTAGTTCTAAAAGCGTATTGAACGGCTTGTTCTTGCTTTTCATCTAGTGGAGTATATCCTTCTTGTTTAACTCCGTCAACGGCAAATGTTAATTCTATTGTTACTTTGTCATCTGCGGGAGCTGATTTATTCCAACTCATAAGTCTACCTCTTCTATAAGTAGCCATATATTTACCGTCGTTTAGTCCGTCTTTTTCTGCCTCTGTTCTGTCAATTTCCCAAAGTTCTAATATTTTTCTTTGGTAAAACGCATCTTCCAGCATTTTAAATACTGGGTCTTTTCTGCCGACAACTGATGTAACGGATACTTCTTCTGTGACTGAACCGCCACCACCTACTTGGCCGTCTTTTGTAGTCGTAGCGTCGCCACCCTCGATACTTCCCTCAATGCTATGTTCCGTTCCAAACATTAATTTACTAGCGTTTTCTGTTTTGTCTTTTTCTAATAGTCGCCATAGTAAAATTAAATTCATTCCGTCTAAGGCTTTTATTGTTTCTTCTGCTGCCATGTTTTTCCTCCTAATTATATCTAAATTCTATGGTTATTCTTATATAAGGTAAAGGCGTTTTTGTACTATCGTCTACCCTATACACTGAATTTATATTGTTTACATGAAGAGAATAATTATTTAAATTGTGCTCTTTTAGCAATTCTTCTTTTAGTTCTGTAGCTATACTGTCAAGCGTTCCTCTGTTTTGGAAATTATTACTGTAAATTGATAAATCTTGAATAATAATTCCATACGCAGCAGTTTTATTAAATTTAGTCAATTCTTGACCTGTTCCAATTATAATTAAAGGAAACTTCCTTTTTGTTCCTGGTGCATAGTCGTAAACATTTTTTTCACCTAAAACTTTAACGCTTGATTTTCTCGCGTGCTGATATGCTACTTGTAAAGGACTTTTCATTTATTCACCTACTTTTAAATTTTATATTCTTTTAAAACGCTTTTCATACTGTCTATAAATTCTTCTCTGACAATATAGTAGTTTGGGAAAAAGTAAGGTTGAGCGTTCATATTAATAGTTCCTTTTTCTTGAAAGATAGCATATTTACAGTCGCTTGTGCTGATATATACTCTTCCCTCTGCTTGGCCTTTTCCATAGGTAAATTCTTGCTTAATACTTCTTCTTAATAACCCCGTATCTCTCGGAGCTGACCTTTTAGCTTTTATAGTCATGTCGCTTGTCGCTTTTTTTACTCTCTTTTGAATAGGTTCGTCTATTTTTTCTAACTTGGATAATTGGCTTTTCATTTTGGCTAAGCCTTTAAATTTTACCATTTAAACACGCCCTTAATGCTTTGCCGTCACAATAAATACTGTCTTATTTTTTACTAACTGTCTTTTGTTAATCAAAAACTCTTTTCCGTCTATTAAAATATAATCTATCGGCTTTTTATAGGCTTGTTTTAGCCTAATAACTTTGCCGTCTATATTAAGGTCTTGGAATAGTAAATTGCTTTGATTTGTGCCTAAATCGGTGATATTTGCGTAAACCTCTTCGCTTTGTGGGTCGGGTAGCTCCCAGTCCCCGGTAATTTCATTATAAATTTGCTCGCCGTTTTTTACCAACTCTATTAATTTATCATATCTCATATAAATTGAATTCCTTTGTCTGAATTTTCTAAAGTTGAATACCATTCAAGAATATCTTTGTCAAATTGATTATAAATATCGTCGCCAAAAGAAATACTATGCCCCTCGATATTCTCGCTTTTCATTCCCTCGCTACCTATTAGATTAAATCTAATTACTGATAATTCTACCACTATATACTCTAATTCTTTAGGAATTTCCACGACATTAATATCTAGTGCTTTTATTTTGTTTAGGACTAATGCTTTAGTTTGGGATATTATAAGCGAAAGTAAATCTTCGCTTATATCCCCTACAAATGTTTTTACATTTTGCTTTATAGTATCCATTAATTTACTATTCTGCTGCCTCTGGAGTTTCTGCTGCCTTTGGAGTAATTACATATTTGAAGTTGCCGTCCGTTCTTTCTGCGTAAAGCACTAGTCCAGAAATAAACACGCTTTCTTTAGTTACGCTTTGTGGAACGTCATTATGGCAAATTCCTATTAGTCCTGTGTTGTCAGTAGTTAAATTAAACGCTTTTGATAATTCTCCGCCACTCATATCTGCATAAGCAGCAACTATATTGTCAGCAGCAGTTGCATAAACTTCACCTTTAGGAATTAGTCCAGTAACAATTACTGTGTTTATTCCGACAAAGTTTTTAAGATAAGTTAGTCCAAATTCTGTTTGTAAATCTAAATTAGCTTGTTCGATATGGTCGGATATATCTAATGGATTAACGAAAGCCACTGTTTCAACGGCATCATCTTTAAATGCTATTTTTAAGTCTGCCCAAGCTTTCGCTAATGCTCCTTTTAGCGTTTCAGGAGTTCCTTTTTGTGCTCCCTTTTTTATAAATTCAATTAGATCTAATCTGATTTCTTTTTGTAGTTCTTTTGTTAGATTTGTATCAACTGTAATAAGTGACTGTTCAAGCCCTACCCTTTGAATTAACTCGCCTGTAACTTCGGCTCTTTTCTTTCTGTATTCTAATTCATAAGTTTTATCAACTTTTAATTCTACTTTAGTAAGTGGAATTAATTCGCCTTCTGCTACTTTGCTATCTGTTTTTGATACAGTAGTCTTAAATGTTTTGATTTGGTCGCCCACTTTTAAAGGAATTTTTCTAGATACCCCTAATATGTCCATTAATTGAGCTACATCATTTGAGAATTTGTTTGTAAATTCTATAGCAGTCGCTTTTTCTATACTTACTTTTGTTGTTTGATTTTCCATTTGTTCGCTCCTTTATTTATAAATATCTGGATTCTCTTGTATAAATTTAATTCGGTCAGCAGTACTAAGGTTTTCTAAATCTTTAACAGAAAGTTTAGTTTCTCCGCCTATAAATTTAGGCGCTTGTCTATTGCCTAAACGCTCATTTACAGCTTTTTCTACCATGGTATTAAATGTATCTGTAAAAGCTTTTACTTTGTCTTTTGTTTCTTCAGCCGTATCTGATATTAATGTATCAATAATTTCAGTCGGAGCGTCTATCCCTTGCTCGTTTAAGATATTCCTTGTTACTGTTGCCATTTCTTTTTTGTGATTTTCAGCAGTGAGCTTGGCTATTTGTTCTTCTAGTTCTTTCATGCGTTTACTAGCTTTTTCTTCTTCTGTCATGTTTTGCATTTTTTCAGCCTCTGTTAATTCTTTTATGGCTTTGTCTTTTGCTAGTCGCTCTTTTGCAATTACCCTTTGAATAATTTTGTCAACATCTTCATCAGAATATTTAACCTCTTTTTTCGGTTCTTCATGTTCTTCATGTTCTTTTTGTTCTTCCTTAGGCTCTTGACTTTGATTAAGCTCTTGTTCTTGGCCTTGCTCTTGCTCTTGCTCTTGATTTTCATCTAAAGTATTGTTTTCTAAACTCATATTATTCCTCCTATATTCCCGTAAATTTTAAAGACATTCACGCCTGGTCTATGTTCCCGTAAAGTTTAAAGACTATCACGCCTAGTCTGATATGTTCCCGTAAAGTTTAGAGACTTTCACGCCTGGTCTATGTTTAATAATCTTCTTAATAATCTTCATAATTAACTAAAGCACTACTACATACGCAGTTCGGGTGCATTGGATAATGATTAATCCCTTGTCTTAAGTCTTTGATTTTAAAAACTTGCCCGTCTAAAGGTTTACATATTTCGCAAGCCGTCGGTTCTGCTATATAGACATAAGCATTATATCCTTTTTGATTTTTATATAAATACTCTGTAATGTCAGCTTGTATAAAGCTTGTTTCTGTTTGAGCTAATCTAAACATTTTATAGTCAGCGTTTGTTATATCTTTTCTTAAGTCTTTTTTTAATTTTCGATACCACGCCCTAGGACTATCTCCGCTATATAAAGCATTGGCTATATTCGTGCTAGTTTTTTTATATACAACATCATTATAACGCCAAATGTTTTTTGAAAAACTATATCGTTGATTATTTTTATAAAAATTAATAGCATGGAATTTTAATTCTTTTAGTGGGTCATTTTCAAGTTTAACTATATTAATTCCAGTAATTACCCTAGATTTGAGCAAAGAGTTTTTTTCTCTTCGCTCTATATCCATTACTAAAAAATTATCTACCATTTTTTTAAATATTTTAATTTGTTTATCTGCTGCAATTAATGAATTGATTTTATTTTTTGTATTGAAGATATCTAAATTAGAATATTGATTATCTATGTTTATTTTCGATAGTTCATCTTTTATTAGTGTTTCTGTATCATTTCCTCTTAATATCTCGTCTAATCTTCGTTTTACTATAATAATCATACCATAGTCAGCGACTTTTGTCATTTTGTTAAAATCTATGTTTTCGTCTGTTTCTGATATGTTAATTAATTCGTTCAGTGCGTTTAAATATTCTTCCTCTAGAATTTTATTTTCACGTTCAAATTCTAACTGATATTTTTTTATAAACAGTTGCTTTTTTTTAAGTTCTTTAAATTCTATTCGCTTTAATTCTTTTAATTCTTTTTCGCTAACCTTTTTCATATCTTGCCCCTAATCTTCTTCACTCAAAGACTTGATTTCTTCGTCTATTAAATTGATTTGATTATCTATGTCTAAACTACCTAAATGGCTTTCTACTTGTTCTCTTTTACGCTCTTTTTCTTTGTCTAAGTCTTGTACTACATCTTCGCCTATATATTCCAAAGCTCCCTCATTACTGATTATATCTTTAATTAGAGATATAACTTCTGCTTTTTCTTTTATATTAGCTGGAATGTTTCTAGTAAATTTAAAATTAAGCTTTAGCCATTCCATATTCTGTAAAGCATTACCTTTCATTAAATCGCCTACGGGACTTATTTTTAAATCTCCCATTAATTCATATCTTTTTAACAAGCTTGTTTTGAATTTTCTTTCTTTAACTCTCGCTAAGTTGTCCATTGTTTCCATTTTATAGCGAAGAGAAATCCCGCTAGATGTTCCAAAGTTTTCATCATTGATATTTGTAACCATTGATATTTGGAATATTAGGCGTTCCAACCTATTCAATAAATTTTCTTGCGTGTCGTCGGCGTTCGGCTTTTCTAAAAATTTTACTTGCGTTGAATTAACTTGTCCTGGATTTTTGTTAAACGTGTTTATAATTCGGTCGTCTTTCAATAAATAAGCATTTTGTTTATTTATTTTTACTCCATCTATCCATAAATAAGCGTCTGCAAAATAATCAACATCATTAGTCTTTTCTGATAAAGCTTTATTATAAGCATTTATCAAAGACATGCTACTTTCAAATATTCCCATTCGTTCGTTATTTTCGTAAAACTCAATAACTGGAATATCTGAAAATCCATGCAATTCTTGTTCTTTTTCTGTGTCTTTTTCAAGCCCGTCTTTGCCCATTTTAAAATAATATATATACGTGTCGTCGGAATAGCTACCCCTTAATGTGCCGTCGGTATCGATATAATACATTACTCCGTATTTTTTACTTTGAGATACTGTATTGTCGTAAATTATAAAAGCATTAGTAGGCGGTATTATGCTTGATTTGAAAAAACCATTTTCAATATAAACAATTTCAAAAACATGCCCATATATATCACAGTATTTACTTATTTCTGCGTTTAAGTCGTCGCTATCATTGATAGCACTGTGTAGCCTTATTAATTCGTTGGCTTTTTCGTTTTCGTGCGTAATTTGAACGGGTATTCCCATAAAAAAGCCGTTAAAACTATCTGTGATATACTTTGCAAAATTTACTGCAACTCTATTATCTGGTTTCCCTTTTTCCTTTTCTTTCTGATTAAATATATCATATTTAGATATATACATGTTCATTAGCCTTGTATATATCTGTTGATTTGCTCTATGTTCGTTTATGAATTGCCCTAGCTTTTCAAGGTCTATTTCTTCGTTTCTGTCAATGACAAAATACGGTTTAGTGCTAACTATCATTTTTTTAAATTCCTCCTAATATTGCTAAATTTTCTAAAGTCTGAACCTCTGTTCTTAGCGTATCGCTATAAATTACAGTCATGCAAAAATATCTTAACGCGTCGCAAGCGTGGTCATGCTCTTTTATAGGCTTGTCAATTCCTTGGCTACTAGCTTTACTATCCCATGCGTACATTCCAAATTCTTCTATTAGTCCTACACAGTCCGTTGATACTCTTAATTTCTTGCTATATATCATTTGTCTAGTAAATCTAATTCCTGTTAATACGTCATTGTTAGCATCGATATAAGGAATTCCTCTTTGGTCTAATTCTGTTTTAAAAGATAAAGCCGACGGGTCAATTATGACATATTCAATTGGCAAATCTCCCATAAAATTAATTAAAGCGTCAGCATATTGGCTATCAGTCATTTTTACGCCCGTATCTCTACCACTATAAACATATTCTTTTAAAACATCTGCGTGAGTAATGACTCTTTCGCCGTCTAAATTTATTCCGTAATTCGCTCCAATTAATAAAAACGCTGTAGCGTTCGCAGTTCCGTAGTCTATGCTTATATAATATTCATCATATCCACTATAATCAACTATATCAAAAGTATGTTTATCTTTTCTAAATAAATCATAAATTATGCCGTCAGCAACTACCCATTGCCCATATACGAGCCTTTGCTTTGTGACTCCATTCGGTAAAGATTTTTCAAAACTTTCTACATATTCCTTATCTAAAAAAGTATTATCAAAAATACTAAAATTAGTTTCTGCAATGTGCAAACGCCCAGTAGATAGCTTATGCCCTGCGTTTAATATATAATCTTTGTAAATTGTATGATTAGGATTATCAGGGTTTGTATCCATAAAAACAATACTATTTTTTAAACTACATCTAGCCATTACCTCGGTTACAAAAGTTTTATGAAGTGTCGTTGTTTCGTTTAAATATGCTCCTGCTGCGGTAAATCCTCTTATCTTTTTCCATGCGTTGCTTTTTTCTCCGTCAGCACAAATTATAGTATTCCCGTAAAGCTCAAAGCGATTATATTTATCAAGTTTTATGTCTATGCCTAACAATTCTTCTATTTCATCTAGAATATTATAACGAATGCTTGACTGTGTCGCTCCGCCTATTATATATTTAATTCCTTTATTTCTGTTTGCTCTTATAATCGTTGTAAATATTTTAACCCCTATATTTGTCTTTCCACTTCTAACTGCTCCATGAAAAATATAAACTTTTGGCTTTTCAGTAAAAACTCTTTTAACTACTTCGTTCTGCTTTGGCGTTAATAACTTGCTAGGCTTTATCCTTAATATTTTACTCATTATTTACATCTTTCCCGTCCTGTTCTGCCTCTTCTACTTCTACTTCTAAAATATCGCTTAAAAGAATATCCAATTCGCTAGGCTTAACATCAGTATTAATATTAATATTTTCATTGTTTTTCCTATCGCTCCACCTAGTCGGGTCTAGGTTTTTAAGACTAAATATAATAGCTGTAGTATCTGGTGGCAAATATTTAATTGTTTCTTTTGTAGTAACTCGCTCCTCCATTCCTGCTACTTCTTCTTTTTTTATTTCTGTTTCTTTATAATGTTTGCCCATAGCTCTAGTAAATAAGCTTTCTTCTATTTGCTCAACTAATAGCTCTTTACTGAAAGTTAGAATCTCTTTGAACTCCGGATAATCTTTTTTGTATTTTTCCCAGGTGCTCACTCCTACATCTAGCTTTTTAGCTATTTGCTTTTCTGTCTGCCCTTGCTTTCTCCAAGCTATAATTCTGTCAAAAAAAGGTAATATATTTGTGTCATATTTGCTTTTTCTTCCTTTTCTCGTTTTCGATTTTTTGGCCATTTTCTCCCCCCCTCTTTAATTAATTATAGCACAAAAAAAGCTACCTAACGCTCGTTAGATAGCTTTCATGTATTATCAGGTGGATTTCTAAAGGATTTACACAAGACTAGTCCAGGCTATAAACATTTATGGAGTATTTTACAAAGTTACGAAAAAAATAGAGAAATTATCAGCATTGTGTCGTCGCTCATAAAATTATTATTTCTTTTATAGCCTGGACTAACCTTATGCGGTTAGTCTTTTCTTCTCGTTTTCGAAATGAAAAAGTAAACTTTAGATAGCTTTTATACTCTTTAATTATATCATTTAAAAAACTTTAGTCAATACTCTTTTATTTTTTTGCAGCAGTTATTGATTTGTATCTATTTTTAATCATTTATCTTTTTTTTGATAGTGATAATAGTCTTGTAATGTCTTTAGGCATATGTCCGTCCCATTCTGGAGCTTTATCCAATTCTTTAATATCTTTGAATAATTCCCAATACTTCAAATCATAATGATATGTGTATTGCCCCTCATCTGTATTTATCCCTACAATAAAGCTATCCTCGAACATTGTACCGTCGTGATGTTGTTTTGCTTTCCAACTTCTTTTTGGATAAGCTTTCTGAATAGTTAAAAATAAAATCATTCTATGATAATATAATTCTCCAAATGTATGCCATTTATCGCTTATATTGTCGGCACTCCATCCTGTGTCTTTGTATTTTGAAATTAAGTCATTTATTTCATTTGTGTATTCTACGCTCTTCACTGCTATCAGTCCTTTTTCTCGTATGCCTAGTTCTTCGTGTCGTTGGTTAATCTCATCATACATATCCAGTTCTGTAGCCGTTAACCAATACCCGTCTCCGCTCTCCCAAACGCTCATATATCTCTGGCAAAGGGAATATAACCTATCTCCCTCTTCCTCATAGGTAACACGAAAGGAGCTGGAGGGTGAATATACTCCTAATAAGCTCTTTATTTTATCAAATATGCGTTTCTTAATATTCCTCATATTCCTCTCGTTTTATTCCTCCTGCTCTTTTATAAAACTCTCTACTCCTGCCCACATTCCAAATATGAAAATCTCCATTTCTTCATCTTCCATAATAAAAAGGTCTTCATTGGTTAATTTTTCTAATCTTCTGATTTCTTTTACCGTAGGGCTTTCGTTATCCACAAATTTTATTGTAATTTTATTTAATAAATTATATAATTCGCTATTTCTCATTATTTGTCCCATGTTTTTACCCTTCTATTTTGGTCTGTTTAAGATATTCCACGGTCAAGTTGATTGCTTTCAAAGTCCTATCCACCACCATACTGAACACTTTTTGATTGCTGTATACTTGGGATGTGTTTATTTCAAAATAGGTTTCGTTTGGAAATGTAATTCTAACTCCACCATTAACATTGGTTGATTCTGAAAAACGTACATCTTCATTAACGTTTCGCCACGCTTGAGTTATTTCATAATAGGTTATCATCGTTTCTCCTTTTGGTGATTTTTTAATCAATTTCGTTAATCTCCTTTTTGATTCATTAACAATTCTTCTACTGTATATTTAAGTCTATTTGTTTCTTTCTCCTCATCAGATAAGCTATCCCACTTAATAAGCCACTTCAGAGTTTTAAAATTTCAATAAATTCTTTAACATTCATTTTAATATCTCCTAATTTCTTCTAAAATCAACAAAGGTTCTATATCTCCATCCACTTTTAAATCGCACTCATACTCAATATCCGTTTCTTCGTCATAAAGATAAGCTAAAACCTCATCTTCATCATCAAAACAAGATAATTCCTTAATTAATTCTTTTACTTTCATTCACTTGTTCTCCTCAACCGGTATTATTTCTTCTATTTTGTTTTTCCTTTACTTCTCTATTTGTCTTAAT